GTCTCGTTGAGCCCGCGCTCGTTCCGGAGTTCGATCTCGCGCGCAATCGCCGCCTCCGGATCGTGGTAGCGCAGCATCCGGTCGAAGGCCATCGAGAGGCCGGGATCGGCCTGAATCGCGCGGGCGTCGGCGCGGAACTGGTGCAAGACCGCGGTCTGGCGGTCGCGCTCGGCCTCGAGTTCCTGGCGCAGGATCCGCTTGCGTGCGCCTCCGGTGCCAAAGCGCTTGCCCGGGACCCCGAAGCGCTTGCGGACGTTCCAGTACCAGTCGCTCATCTCCTGGCCGAAGCGCGAGCGCGGCACCATCCGTTGCGCGAAGTCGCGGGCTCGCTCGACCTGGACCAGGCGGACAGGCCTCCCGCCGAGATTGACCTCGACGGGATCGTCCGGATGTGGTGCGACCTCTCCGACCAGCCCGTTCTTCTGGCTGGCTATGACCTTCTTGCGGCGGCCCGCGATCGTGACCACGTCGCCGTCCACGATCCGGTCGCCCGGCTCGACGTTCGCCATCACCTGCAGCTGGCGGATCGGGACGCGCCGACCCATCACGTAGACGTCGCCGCTGGGGGTGACGCGAGCGACCGGCTCCTGGCCGAAAGCTGCGGCCCGCCCGAGCGCCTGGGCGCGACCGATCGGCTCCCCTTCGGTCGAGAGCCTAACCTCGCCGCCGAAGCGGGCGGTGCGCCCGAGCGCCCCGATGCGAGGGGCGGCTCCGAAGGCGGGGCCGAGGAAGAGCAGTGCGTCCATCACGGCGGGGGTGAGTCCCTCGCGGTAGAGCGGCGAAGGGTCACCGTGCAGCAGCGGGCCGTAGTAGCGCTTCCAGTGCTGGTACATGCCGACGCCGGTTTCCTTCGGCTCCAGCACCATCGCGGCGGTGCCGGGCCCGAGCCCGGTGAGTGCCTCGAGCCCGGTCTTGACGCTCGCGCGCCCGATCCTCGTCTCGGGAAGCGCGAAGCCCGCCGCGAGCGGTCCGGTTGCGAGCCCCTTGCGCGTCGAGCGCGGCAGCTTCTTCCAGAGCGCTTCGGGCGCATAGAGCCCCTTGTAGATCTCGTCGGCGGCCAGCTTGGAGGCCTCGTTCGAGGAGGCGACCACCTTCTGGACGTCGGGGTTGCGACCGAGCACGTACCCGGCGGCGAGCGGGCCCCCCGCCTGCATCGCCAGCTGCGCGGCGGCGACAGAGTGGGAGAGCCGATCGACCCGCTTCGAGTGGAAGCCCGCCTCGCGCGCGAGCAGCAGCGGCAGCGCCAGCGGGTCGGCAACCTCGGCCGCGCGTCCGGCGAGATGGGTGGCCTCGCCGAGCGCCCCTCTTGCCTCGCCGAGGCTCCTGTCCCAGAACGACTTCGGCTTCGGCCGCAGCCCCGGCGGCAGCGCGGCGGGATGCCGCATCCGCCAGAGCGCGTCCGGGCCTGCGGCAGCGATCAGCCGCTGACGGGCCAGCAGCGCGCTGGTGCCGGGCCTGCCGGTGGCGGCCGTGTCGAGGTCGGCGAGGAACTGGTTCGCGGCGAAGATCCGAGCGCGACGCTCGTTGGCGCGCGCGACCGCGACGGGGTGCGCGACCGGCTGCAGGACGAGTCCGTGCCGACGAGCTTGGACTCGAGCCTGTGCGATCTCGCGGTTGACCTGGTGGGCGAGTGGCTCCCTGCCCGGCTTGAAGGGGGCGGCTCCTCGTCGCTGGGCGCGGGTCGGCTTCGGCGGTGGTCGTTGCCACGGAGCCGCCTCGAACGGGGGCGTGATCGCCTGGGCCCCGGCGATGCGCGCGCCGAGGCTGGGGGGCGGCGTCCGCTTGCGCTTCGCGCCGCCCCCCGTATAGCGGGCCATCTAGCCTCCTGCGATTGAGCCGACGCCTGTGTCGGATCCGGCGGCCTGGGCCGCAGCGGCCTTGACGCGCTGGATGTAGATCGCGTAGATCCGCTTCGAGGCCGCGTTGATCATCTGCCGGACGCGAGGCCGATACTGCTCGCCGAACTGGTCGATGAAGGGCACGCCCGCGTTGCGCATCAGGAAGTCGGTCAGCTGCGGCAGCGTCCAGGTCTTCTTCGGCCTCGAGGAGCCGCGCGAGATTCCGAGCCGGTCGTTCGCCAGCTTGTCGAGCGACTTCTGCAAGACCGTGAAGTCGGTGTACTTCGGGACCCTGGCGCTCGCGCCGGGTGCGTTCTTGGGCGCGCTCGGCTTGTAGGTCTTGACCACGTCGCCGCTCGGGGTGAGCTTGAAGCCGGGGTAGACGTGCTTCTTGCCCGCCTTGTCCACCCAGTAGCCGCGAGCATGAGCCTCGGTCGCCGCTGCGTTCGCCGCCGCCTGCTTCGCTCTCTGCCTGGCCGCTGCCGTCTGCGCCTTGCGGTAGTTGACGAGTGACTGCTCCTCAAGCAGCTTCGGGTTCAGCGAGGCCGCGGAGAGGTAGGTGGCGAGATCCTGGCGCTGGCCGGACTGAAGCTGGCTCAGGTACTGCGTGAAGAGCGTCGGTCGTTGCGCGAGCAGGTCGGCCTTCTTGGCCGCGATCTCGCCTGCGAGGTCGGCGAGCTTCTGGCCGTACTGGCTGGAGATGCCCTCGATCCCCCAGGCGTGCCCGGCCTGCTGGGCCGCGCCGAGCTTGTACGCCTCGGCCGCGTTCTCCTCGAGCGTGCGGCCGGGGAGGGTGACGCCGAGATACTGCCCGGTGGACTGGAGCCCCGGGATGTCGAAGCTGGCGACGTTGCCTCCGCCGACGGCGGCGACCTGGGCGGCGGTCTGGGCGTTCTCCTTCTGCATCTCGGCCGCGGTCGCGCCGGTCAGACCGGTGCCGTAGGCGTTCAGCCGGTTCCCCGCCTCCTGGTACGCGCCCTGCAGGCCCTTGCCGACGTCGCTCTGCATCCCCATCAGCACCTGGGCCATGTTGGCGGCGTTCTGCTGCTGCGCCTTCAGGTCGGACTGCTGCTGCGCGTAGGCGTTCGCGATCTGGGTGAGCCCGAGGTTGATCTGGTCGTTGATCGTCTTCGTCGCCGCGTCGCGCATCTGCTTCGGGGTCTGGAAGCTTGTGAAGTAGTTGCCGAGCAGCGACTGCAGCGAGGTCGGTGCGCCCGTGATTGGCTTCTTCTTCGTCGGCGGACGGACGACGGGTGCGCCAGGACGGGTGAGTGCCCCGCCCGCGGGGTTCGAGTAGTAGCCCCTGCCGGTGGTGTAGTGGATCCCCGGTCCGGGTCGGCGGGTCCCCGGCTTGCCGACGCCGGGAACCTGCCACCAGTTCGTGTAGTAGCGGGGATGGAGGGCGGGCATCAGACCGCGACCGGATGTCCAGGATGAGGAACGGCGGTGCCGGGAATGACGGTCGGCTTGCCGTTGATGTTGACGACGGAGACGGGAGGAGCCTCGGCGTAGCCGCCGACCGGGAGCGTGTAGTCGCCGCCGCTAGCCGGGGTGTACTTGCCCTGCCCGGCGAGGTAGGCAGCGACGGCGGCCATCGCCTGGTTGAGCTTGTCCTGCTCGCTCATCACCATCGTCTGGTAGCCCGAGATCCCCTGCCGGATCGCGTTGATCATGGCCTGGGTGCGGTTGTAGGCCTCCTGCTGGTACTGCTGGTTGAGCGCCCCCGCCGTCGCGCCGGTCGCGCCGGACTCGAGCGCGCCGCGGGCCCGCATCTTGTAGGTGAGGTCTGCCATCCCTCCTGCGAGGGCCCGCTGCAGCTGCGCCTTGTCCGAGAACTGGTTGGCGGCGGCCGCCGCCTTCGTGGCCGGGTCGATGTCGCCGACGTAGTTCCAGAGATCCTGCGGCGCGTTCGTACCGAGGTCGTAGCCGGACTGCACCGCTGCGGCACGAATCGCCTGTGCGAGGCTGGTGCGGCCCATCGCCACGTTCGCCTGGAAGGCCTGCTGGGCCGCGCTGAACGTGGGGTCGGCCATCAGCATGTTCTTCAGTTCCGCGGGCGAGTAGGCCTCCATGTGAGCCGCGACGGTCGGCGTGGAGAGTTCCGGGATCGTGATCGTGGTCGGATCCCACTGGGGCAACTGGTCGCCGAGGCTGCTGACGTCGTACGTCCCCCGCGGCAACTTCTTGCCGGGGGCAGACGTCTTGCCGAGCCCGGCGAGCGTGCGGACGGGCGCTCCGCCCGGCACTGCGGAGTAGGCAGGCATTGGCGCTCCTCTACGGGTTGGAGAGGTCTTTCAGCTTTCTGCTCAGCCCCTCGACGGAGGACTGGGGCAGGATCATGTCGGACGCCTCGAGATAGGAGACGAGCCAGGTCTTGAACGAGAGCGGGAACGAGAACGGGTCGGAGAAGAGTCGCTGCACCAGCTGAAACTCGCTGTCGGTGAGCGGCCGGTCGTCGCCGCCGGAGCCCCCTGCTCCGCCCGTGCTCGCGCCACCGCTGCTACCCGAGGGCTGGGAGGAACTCACACCCTGCTCCTCTCCGCGGCCTGTGCGTCAACCGCGATGTCGTAGACGCGCACGGCGGCGGCAGGCTGGTCTTGCGCGACTCGGAAGCCGATCCCGTAGGGGAAGCGTCCGAGTGGCAGCCGGTAGCGGCGGTAGCGATCGGTACCGGGGAAGTGGCCGAGCGCGGTGTAGAGCGTCTGCTCGGGCGAGTCGGCGAACTCGATCCGGATCGCTCCGTCCCCGCTCGCCGAGCCCCCGAGCCGGGAGTCGTAGGAGAGGTAGACGAAGCGCATCCGCTTGCGCCCCTCCGCCCCCATCCGGTACCAGGGCGTGTCGAAGCGGGGCAGGACGGCGACGCCGTTGTCGTCCGAGATCGGAGTCAGCGTGAAGACGGGCGAGAAGCAGCTGCTGACGCGAGCGAGCCGGTTCGTGTTCGCGATCCCGGCCCAGAGACGCTCCATCCCTGGGGCTCCGCTACTGCTGATGTAGCTGATCGCCGGGATGTTCGAGAAGCGGAACCACTGACGGCGGTTCAGATCGCAGACGAGCGTGTCATCGAGCCCGTCGGTGCGACGGACGGTGATCATGTAGTAGTCGAGGAAGATCGAGCCCGCGGCGCTCAGCTTGTTCCCCCAGAGCACGCGCCAATAGTAGGAGATGCCGCCCTGGGAGGCGAGGTTGCGGACGACAGCGCCGTCGGTCATGTGCACGCCGTGCTGGTCGGCGAAGATGCAGTTGTCGTTCCAGTAGGCGATCGTGCGCGCGTCGTCGCAGCCGACCCCGTTGGAGAGGACCTCCACGAACGTGTCGGCGTCGTCGGTCTGCCCGGCGATCAGCGTGTGCGGCGGGATCGAGCCGCGGATCCGCTGCGTCGAGCCGGAATGAAAGACGAGGATCGCGGAGCGAAGCGCGGCGATGCCGGTGATCTTGAGCGTGGTGCCGTGGAAGGACTGCGCGTCCCAGGCCGCGGTGACGGGCGCGGGGGAGAAGCGCACCGTCCGCTCTTCGGGCGGAGCCCCGCTCGGCTGGCCGGTGCCGCCGCCGAGCACGAAGTAGTCCTTCCAGACCGCGCCGTAGCGGGCCTTGGGCGCGCTCGCGTCCAGCTTGCCGAGCGTCGTCGTCCCACCGGGAGCGGTGATCATGGTCGGAACCTGCAGGCCGTCGCGGTCGAGCACGATCACGGTGTCGCCGTACTGGATCGGGTTCTGATTCGAGCGCACGATCGCGCCACGGTCGGTCGCCGCGTAGGGATCGGCGTCGGTGATCTCGTAGAGGTGACCGTCGGTGGCCTGAGCGAACAGCTTGTTGCCGGTCGTGAAGTCGGCGTAGATGCCGCCCTCGATGTCGCCGCCGAGCACGCCCGAATTCCAGCGCCAGCCGCCGCGCCCGGTCAGCGGCGCGTCCACGATCACGGGCACGTAGTCCACGACATCCCAGAGGTAGCCCTTCGGCATCGCGTCGCGGGGGAAGTCGCGCGCGAACGCTCGCGCCCCCTGCAGGAGCGAGACGGGTGCCGCCATCAGCCCACCCAGATCGACTTGTCGGGCTGGGTGGGGAGCAGCACACGCCGAGCCGGGCCGCGGGCACTCGCCCGCTTGTTCACCGAGCTTCGGATCTGGGCGAGGCGACCGCCCTGCCCGTCCTGGCCCTCGTAGAGGACGCGGTAGCGCTCGCCGACCACCGAGGGCTGGTCGTTCGAGTACTCGGCCCCCTTCCAGAGCGCATAGAGCAGGATCGCGTCCTGGTACTCGTCGGGGATCGCGCCGAAGTCCTCGAAGCCGGGCGAGTCCCCGTCGTCGGTCATCTGCTCGGGTCGCATCACGGCCCAGCTGTCTACTGTCCCGTCCTCGTCGGGGGGAGGCTCGAGCCGCAGCACGTCGGCACGAACGAGCGTGAAGGCGGGGCTGTAGGACGTCTGGTCGCGCCGGGCCTTCGGCAGCTTGCCGTCATCGACGTCGATCAGCGAGAGCACCGAGTGGTCGAGCGTGTACTCGTCCACCCCGGCCTTCACTCTCAGATGCAGACAGCGGGCGACGCACTTGGTGCGGGCGAGCAGATCGATCGCCCCCTGGTGCAAGAGGTTGTCGATCATGCCGCCCTCGTCGTAGTCGGTGATCTCTTGCAGCCCGAGCGAGTACTTCACCCAGTCGTGCATGTCCTTGCGGTACATGGACCTCCTCTACGGCTCCTTCGACTGCTCCAGCCGCTCCCGCCGGTCGTCATCGACGTGGTTCCGCTCGATGAAGAAGCCGAGTCTGACCTTGCGCCAGCGCGACTCCTCGCTACGAAGCAGGACGCGGGCGAGCGCGACGATCGCGAGGAAGGCGAGGAAGCCGACGACGCTGATCGTGATCGTGGTCGCGTCGCTGACGGCGATCATTTCACGCACGCGAAAACGTGAGCGTCGGCACCGCGTGTTCGCACCACTAGCTCCTCCGCCTTGAACCCCGCTGGACAGGTCAAGCCCGCCTGACCCTGTGCTCCCTGAGCGCCCGGTGGCCCCTGCGAGCCCTGCGAGCCTTGCGGCCCCTGTGCCCCCTGCGCGCCGGTCGCACCGGTCGGGCCTTCTGCGCCGGGCAGACCCTGCGCTCCGATCTGGCCGCGCTCGCCGCGCGCGCCTTGCTTGCCGCGGACTCCATGCTCGCCGCGCTCGCCGCGCTCGCCGCGCAAGCCTCGCAACCCGCGCTCGCCCCGTTGGCCGCGATGTCCCGGAGGCCCGATCGCACCCGCGAGCCCCGGCCTGCCACTACTACCTGTCGGGCCGGGCGGGCCGGGCGGACCTGCGGGGCCGCGTACCGTCGTCGTCGTCGTTGACCCCGAGGCTCCGCGGTTGGAGACGGCCCAAAGCGCGGCTGCGGCGAGCCAGAAGACGCAGGCGGCGATGACGAGCAGCCGGGAGGGGATCACTCGAACTCCCTCATCTTCAGCCGGTGCAGTTCCTCGGCGAGGTCCTCGGCCTCACGCCGGGCCGCCAGCAGACGCTCATGACAATCGGCGTCGCCCTCTTCCTTGCCCTCGCTCCTCGCCCGACGTGTCGCGGCGATCGTGGCGATCAGTCCGCCGAGCGCAGTGACCAGGGCCGCGATTGCGAGCAGCCCGTCACTGGTCAGCGCGAGCAGCAACTCACGGCTCGGCGACGCGAACGAAGACGGTCGCCTGGGCTCCCTTGGTTCGCGTCCGCCGCATTACCTCGCCGCCGTTGCTGTCGTTCGAGGTGGAGGTGTTTCCCTCGATCGCGTTCCACTGTGTCGAGTTGAGCCACTTCTCGAAGATGCCGACGTGGTCGTAGGTGCCGTCGAAGCCCCAGTCGTAGGCGACGAGGTCGCCGGGCTGGGGGTCGTCGGTCGTCTTCAGCCCGTACTTGCCGTTGCGGGCGTCGGCGACGATGTAGGGCACGTAGCTGTAGCGCCCGCCCTGTAGGAAGCTCGGTGAGTCGCCCGCCGTCTCGAAGCACCAGGTCACGAACATCGCGCACCAGGGGCCGAGCAGCCCGTACCAGGTGCAGTACTTGACCTGGTTCGAGTTGGGCGGCGATTCCTTGATGCCCAGCTGTGAGATCGCCTTGTCGAGCGCCTTCTTGCGCAGCGTCTTGCCGTCGTCGGGCGCGGGCTCATGTCCGCCGAAGCGCTCCCAGGCCTTGTTGATCAGATCGGCGGAGTAGGCGTCCATTGCCATCTCGCCCTCATGCGGCCCCTGCGGGCAGCGGATCGAGCGAAGCGTGTTGAAGGTCTTCTCGCCCAGCCAACCGGTGTCATCGATGTCCTGCTGGCGCTGCACCCCGGCGACGCCCGTCTCGCCGACGTTGCCGCTCGTCCCGTGCGCGAAGCCGTTCGAGTAGGAGTCATCGAAGCTCTGCCAGGGCCATCGGCCCGCTCTCGACACTGTCCTCTTGTAGGCCTCGACGTCGGGTCCATCGACCGAGGGCTTCTTGCCGTACTTGTTCGCGTCGGGCGGGTAGAGCGGGCGGGGGAAGCCCTTCACCTTCACCATCGGGCCGCCCTTGTACGCCTTCTCCCACCAGTCGGGCTCGTCGTTGTCGGGCACGTCTCCTCCTCCGCTCGAGCAGCGCCGCCCAAGCTCGTTCCAGTCGGCCTCCGTCATCGTCTCGGCCGCCCAGATCGCGAAGTCCGGCTGTGACGAGTAGGCGGCGAGCGCGGTGTCCCAGTAGACGCCGAGGCAGGGGACGACCGTCTTGTAGCCGCGCCGCTTCGCCTCCTCGATCATCCCCTCCGGGCTCGCGTTCGGGTTCTCGGGCAGGTAGCACTCGGGCAGGCAGCAGAAGCCCGCGCTCGTCAGACAGGCGTCATCGAGCCCGGAGAAGTTCGTGACGACGCCGCGCTGCATCGTGTGTGGGATGCCGCCGACGAGGTTGCGCCAGTCCACCGGGTTGCCTTCGGACTGCGCGATCCAGAAGTCGGGCCCGAAGCCGACGGCTCTCTGCAGTCGGTACGGGTCGGGGGCGGCGTCCCAGAGGCCGAACGAGATCGCGTGAGCGTGCAGCAGCTGCCGTAACTCGGGCAGGTTGCCGAGGTTGTCGCCGTCATCGAACTGGGCGGCGACCCAGCTAACTCCGGCCGCGCTCGAGCGGCTGACAAGCTCCTCGATCGGGAGGTCGCCGGAGATCATCCCCCAGGTCGAGAAGAGGCCAGCGCCCTCGAAGTTCATGTCGCCTCCGCAGAGAACGGGAACCCGTGTCAAGCACGAATTTTTTGCAGGCAGTTTTCACGAAAACCCCTGCATCCATGCGGGATTGCGAGGAATCGCGAAAACCCCGATCGCTAGAATGTGCTCAATCAACCCGTCCAAAGGAGGACGAATGAGCACAGACATAGGGCAGGAGATCATGCGGCGACTCGGGTCCACGATGACGGACGCAGAGTTCGCACGCGCATTCAGCCCGGAAGGGCTCGCGCCGACCCGCGACTGGTGGACAGAGGACGGATGGCTCGTCTCCTACACCACGCAGCGGATCCGCGCGGGAACGCTCGACGGGCTGTTCGCTGTCTTCGTCTACGCGCCGAAGGGACAGGGCTCACGCTCCGGAAAGGCGAAGCGATGGGAGCGTGTGAAGCTCGACCGCTGCGATACGCGACGCGAGGCGAAACAGCGCGCGCTCACCTACTACTACGAACACTCCCCGAGACGCGCGGAGCGTCACGGCTGGAACGGAATGGGATACGCATGACGGCTCTCGAACGGCTCGTCCGCAACCGCTGGATCGGCTGGGGCGACTACGCGGGCTGGCGGACGTGCGCGGGCTGCGGTCGCTTCCGCTACTGCCGCTCGCGCCGCCGCGGGCGGGCGCTCTGCCTGGAGTGCTTCGACCAGCGCTAGACTTCAGCCCTGGTGGTTTGGCGAGAGGGGGGGCTCCCTGTGCCCCCCCTTCTCGTCTCTCAGCTGGACGACTTGCTCGACGTCGTCGCCGTGTCCGACGTGCTCGCTGCGGCTGCGTCCTGCGACTCCTTCGCCGCCTTCTCGAGTGCGGCCGCCTCCTCCTTCGCGACCTTGTCCTCGGCCTCGGCGACGGCCTTCGCCTCGTCCTCGCGCGCCTGGTCGCGCTCCTCTGCCCAGTCGAGTTCCTCGTCGGGCGCGTCACCGACGCCGTCGGTGAAGGAGAGGTCAGGGCTGACGTATCCGGCCTTCGGGTGACCGGACGGGAGCGTCTGCTTCGGCTCCTCGGTCTTGCTGGTCTTGCTGGAAGCCATGCTTCCTCCTTTGCTAGAGACAGGCCACGGGCTCGAGGTCAAGCTCGAGGCACTCCTCGTAGGGGACGAGATGCATCACGCCGACGTAGTCGGGCGAATCGACCCGGAAGCCGAGCCGCGCCTCGTCGCTGAGATGGATCGTGCTGTCGATCTTCAAACCCGGCAGCGTCGCCGCGAAGCCGAGCTTGGCCTGCGGGACTTGCAGCGCACAGTCGATTCGGACCGAGGGGACATAGGCGCGGAAGCCGAGGTTGTCTTGCGGGACGACGTCCGGCTGACTGATGACGATCTTGACCGCGTAGGTCGAGAGGCCGAGCTTCGCCTGCGGCGGGTAGGCCCACCAGCTTCCGACCCGGGCCTCGCCGACCTTGAAGGTGCCGCAGACGCAGTCGGCGTAGGGGGGCGGCGGGAAGGCCATCAGGCCGGGACGAGCCCCAGCACCCCGATCGTCGCGAAGTCGAGCGTGAAGCTGCCCGAGGCGACGCTCTTCTGACCTTCCATGTCAATCAGCGACCAGAGTTCCTGAGCGCCCGAGGAGTTGTAGACCACCGCGAAGCCGGTGTCGAAGCTGGCTCCGGGCCCCCAGACGATGTCGTCGGCCTTCAGGTCGGTGTGGTTGGTGGGCGCGTCGTAGACGGCCGCCTTGTTCGCGAGCAGCGTGCCGCCAGCCGTGTAACCGGTCCCGACGACTTCGTTGGCGCTGATCTGAGGCCAGTTGCGCTGGCTGTCCAGATCCGGAACGAAGCCCGGCTTCATCAGCGCCGCCTTCAACGGCTGGCTCAGCCAGAGAGCCGCGATCAGGTTCTCGGCAGACCCGTAGTACCAGTCCTGCTTCATCGCTTCTCCTCTGCTTCGGCTGCTCGTTCGTGGATGCGACCGTCGAAGAGCGGCACGACGGGACCGAGCGGCTCCGTCCCGGCGAACTCCTTCTCGAAGTACTCGGCCTGTCTGGTCGCGATCGGAGCGCCGCAGACGTGGCAGCGCTGGGGCCAGGGCCGCTCGAACGGCTCCATGCACTTGACGCACATGTAGCCGAGCCGCATCCGCTCGACCGTCTCGGCATCGAGGGTGAGCTTCAGCTGCCCCTGGATGCGGCCGTCGGGGAGCCAGAGCCCCTCGTCGGGAACCTCCTCGATGTTGAGGACGACCGCGGGCCGTCGCCAGCGTTCAGCCAACGACCTCCTCCTCGAACTCGAGGTCGGGGTTGGCGAGCGCCTGCTCGAGCGCCTCGACAATGCCGGGGCGGTTCTGCATCGCCCGCTCGTACTCGAGCGTCTGCTCGAGCGAGTGGCCCTCGTCGCTGAGCTTGCGGATCAGGCCCTTCGGCGAGCCGCCGTACTCGTCGTAGCGCGGCCAGGGCGGAGGCACGACCGTGCGCGGGATGACGAGGATGTCGTTGTACTCCTGGCTGAGCCGAATCAGTTCGGCCTCGACCATCTCCCGCACCTCGTCCGACCAGCGGTGCTGCTGCTGGGCGATGACGGAGTCGAAGACGCCGATCCGCCGGTCGGGCGGAACGACCGTGACCTCATCCTCCTGCTGGTAGAAGCCGTTCCAGGTCCACTTGATCAGCGCAAGCTCGCGTTCGTGCGGCAGCAGACCCTCGGGGTAGAACTGGGCGTAGACCGCGTCCTGCAAGACCTTGATCGCGCCGGTCGCGTACGCCTCTTGGATCAGGGACTGGATCTGCACGCTGTGCCGCCCCCAGCGGGATACGAATCGCATGCGTCCTCCTGGTTGGGGTCAACGGAGAGCGGCCAGTGCCCCTAACCGCTCTCCGTTTCTCTGGGGCGTCCCTACGGCGTGACGCCGAAGATGATCCCGTGAGCCCGCTCCTGCGCGAACTCGTAGGTCGCCTCACACATCAGTTCAGCCGAGTAGATGTCCTTCCCCTTCGGCTGCTGCTCGGTGAGGAGCTTCGTGTCGCGGTCACGCAACGGCCGCCGCTGGATGTAGTCCATGTCCAGCAGGAAGGCGTAGGTGCCGTAGCCCTTGTTCGTGGTCGGGAACTCGGACCACTCCTTCTTGACGATCACCGGGATCCGGTAGCCGTACGCGCCCGAGATGAACGCATCGACCTTGACGCCGTGCACGTTGTCCGGCGTCGGCTCCCACTGCGAGCCCATCCCCTGCCGGTTCCACTTCGACATCGAGTAGACGACGAGCGGGGAGGCGAACAGGATCTTGTTCTGTGACCCGTACGGCATCACGCTCATCAGGAAGGTGTCGAAGAAGTCCGGCGTCAGCGGGCCGTTCGCGTCCTGCTTGAACGTCTGGATGAACTCGATCGCTCCGCCCGCGGTGCCGCGCGGATCGTTGTCCGGCGGGACAGCGGCTGCGAAGGAGCGCATCCCGAAGAAGCCGAGCGCCTCCCACTTCTTCTTGTGCTCCCGCATCTTCCGCGTCGCCTCCTTGGCGGGCTCGCGCCCTCCGTAGAGTTCGATCGCGGTCTGCGTGCCCGTGAACGTCCACGGGGTGCGCGTGATCTGCGTGTAGTTGAAGCCGAGCACCCGCTGCAGGTAGCGGGGAGCCGGGAAGTCGGAGCCCTGCGGCTGCGCGTCGGCGACGACCAGGAACACGTCGCCAGCGTTGATCGCCGCGGCGGCGACGTTGCCGACGTTCCGTGCAACGGTCGCGACGTCGGTGGCGACCGAGACGACTCGGATGCCCTCGCCCGTACGCATGTTGCGCAGCGTGTCGTTGGCAGCGACGACCTTGCCCTGCCCGGCCTGCAGCGTGATCGCGGTGTCGGTGGACAAGGCCGCCGACTGGGCGGTGACCTGGCGCGGGAAGTCTTCCTCCTCGAGCCAGTTGACCTTCTCCCGTACCGCCTGCTTGACGGGCTGCTTATCGGTGAAGGTGACGAACTGAGTGTCATCCGGCTTCAGGACCCGGATGCGGTCGTCCATGTCGATGACGCGCTCGTCGGGGAGGACTTCCTCCGTCGAGACTGCACCGCCCTGAACGATGGTTCCAGCCATGGCCCCTCCAGGGGGTCGAAGGGAGGCACTGCTTTCTTCCTTCGGCTCTGGGAGGGGTACCCCGCTGAGCGAGGCCCGCCCGGCCTACTGAGCGGCGATCTCGGCGTCCAGCTGCTCGAGAGTCAGGCCCGGCCCGATCCGAATCGGTCGGGGTCCCTGCTCCGGCGTGGGGGACGCTTGCGCCGATGTTACTACTGCGTTCGCGCGTCCATTGGCAGCGGCCTGGCGCTGCTGCTCGCGGACTTGTTCGCGCGAAGACTGAAGCGTGGTGTCGCGCCCGCGGGCGATCTCGAAGATGTCGAGCCAGCCCGAGGCTGCGGTGACCGGGTCGGTCGAGACGGTCTTGCGAATCAGCGGGTGGCCTTCGCCGAGCGAGAAGATGACGTCGTGCATCTGCTGCTTGTACGCGCCGAAGTCAGGGATCAGCTTCTCGAGTTCGCCGACCATCAGGGCCTGATCGACCGGCTCGACCTCGGGCTCGGGCTGATTCAGCTGCAGCATCTGGTACTCGGCCTGGTCGATCATCTGTGAGATCTGCATCGCCTCGTAGGGGCGCTCCTCGCCGATCTGGTCGGTGATCGCGCGAGCCAGGTCGAAGCGGCCCTCGCGGATCGCGCCGTGGATGTAGTTGCGCGGGTTGTCGGAGCCGAGCGCCTCCTCAATCCAGCCGCGGCTCGCCTCATCGAGCGCGAAGTCGCCTCCGAGGAGCAGCTGCGTCTGCTGCACCTCGGCCTCGAGTTCGGCGACCCGGCGGCTGAGCGCGCCGTTGCGCTCGCCCTGCTCGTAGAGAGCGCGCTGCAGTTCGATCCCCGCCTTCAGCGCCTCGACAACGTCGCCCTGATAGCGCTGCAGGTAGGCGATGATGGCAGGGTCGTTGAGCGCCTCGACCTCAGGCGCTACCTCCTCCTCTCCTTCTCCCTCCTGACCTTCCTCCGGCTCTACCTCCTCCTCCTGCTGGGCGTCCTCGCCTTCCTCGCCGGTATCGGTGTCGCCGCCCTCCTCCGGCTCGCTGGGCTCTGAGGTCGTGCTGACCTCCTCGCCCTCGAGTTCGTCCGGCGTCTCGACCTCTGCGCCCTCCTCGGGCGCGGGCGTCTCGGGCTCGGAGCCGGACTCGTTTCCGAGTTCCTCGTCCAGGGCCTCGAGCATCATGTCGGTGATCTCAGTGTGAGTTGCCAACGCGCACTCCTCCCTCTCGTAGCTCTCTCTCCAGCTTCGTCTTCGCGCCGCGCGGGACCGCGAGCACGTACTCGAGGCCGCGCAGGTAGCCGCGGGCGGCGTGAATGTCGGCCTCGTTGATCGTGCCCTCCTTGTAGAGCGTCACCGCCAGCAGCGTCTTCTCGGTGCGCTTCTTCTCCTCGGCGACGACGGCCTCGAGCACGGGCCAGGAGGGATGGTCGGCGAGCGCGGTCAGTTCGCCCTGGCGGACGATCAGGTCGCGAATCTCCTGCTCTGTCCTACGAGGCCGGGGCATTGGCCGCGCCTCCGCGCCTGCGTAGCATCTGCGCCATCGCCGCCTCCGGGCTCGAGGTCACCTCCGAGCTAGGGCTCAGAGGCCCGGCTGCGAGCCCGCCGTTCGTCACGCCGCCACCGCCACCGGGGGCCTGAATCGGAGCCGCCTGCGGTTGCGGCCCCGCTGAGGGACCGCCTGCGGTGGCGGCGGCGACTTGCGGCGGCATGAAGTATCGCTCCTTGTCCACGATGTCGTAGGCGTCGAGCACCTTCTCGTAGGCGGCGCGCAGATTCAGCGGCGTCCCCGACTGGGCCATCACGGGCTGGGACTGGACGCTGATCTGGTAGAGGCTCTGGGCCTCGGCGCGACGCTCCTGCCGCATCAGCGAGTCGGAGGTGACGTCGATCGTAAGCTCGTACTCGCCCTGCACCTGCAGCGGCGTGACCTTGCGGTAGGCGTCAGCCCCCTGCTTGCCGAGGATCGGAACGATCCTGTCCTCTCTGAGGAACTGCTGGTAGAGACAGAGGAAGTGCTGCCCGAGTTCGGCGTAGGCCCAGAGGTAGTGCTGCTTGCGGGCCTGGATGATCCGCTGCGCGATCGTGGTGATGATCGAGACGCCGGTCGCGGTCTGCTGGTCGATCGTCTGCGAGTCGGTGCCGCTCGCATTCGGCAGCCCGCCCATGATGTTCTGCAGGTCGCCTTTCAGCAGCGCCTCGGCTTGCAGCGTCAGCTGGGCGGCGGTCGGGTCGATCGGAAGCGTCTTCACCTGATCGACCGACTCGACCAGCCACTGCTGGTTCGGTCCCCAGACGAAGCCTTCCGCGTCCTCGACGTCGGAGCGGACGAGCGTGATCACGTTGGCGAGCAGCCGGATGACGTCGAGCCGCTGGTTCTGCAGCGTCCAGAGCATGTTCTGCAGCTGCGCCAGCGCCTCGACCACCGAGATGCCGGGGATCTGGAAGGCGTCCGGCATCGCTGAGCAGACGACGAAGGGCATGCGCCCGTTCCAGTTCGGGTTCGGCCTGTCCCAGAGCAGCACGTTGCGGTTGCCGACGGTGATGCAGCGCTCCGGCGTCCAGTACTCGAGCACCTCGATCAGGTCCTGGGTGCGATCGACATTGCGGAGCCGCTTCTCCCGCTTCGTCAGATCGGACATCGCCTGAACGGAACGCGACTCCTTCAGCTTCTCGACGTTGCGGTAGTAGCCGAGAGCCTGCTGGCGCTTCAGGTAGTCGTAGCTCTGCCAGGTACGGTCGATCAGGTACTCGGCCTTCTCGACGTTCGGAGCCTGCGAGGGCCAGAAGAAGTCACGGACGTCCCTGACCTCGCTCTTGGCATCGTCGTAGACGAGCGCGTTCTTGGCGTGCTGCTCGCTGTGGCTGTGGACGGTGTCGAGCACGTTGCCCATCGCGTCCTGGACGACGATCTGCTCGGGGACGAGCTTGGTGACGTCGCGGCGCTCCTCGTACCAGTAGTCCTTCAGCACCGAGATCCCGGCGATCAGGTCCTGCTGCATGAAGTCGCGCTGCTTCTGCGCGAAGCGGTCGCGGTCGAGCGCGTAGCGGAGCGTGTCCGAGATCGCGTCGATCGAGGAGAGACGCGCGATCACCTCGTCCAGGGGCTCGTCCGGCTTCGGGCGCGGCTGCACGTTGAAGCGCGGGTTCGGCTCGAGCATCGTGGCGAGCATCCCCTCGCAGGTCTGCAGCACGTAGGGGGTGGTGATGTTCGAGTGCCAGTCCTCGTCGGGCGGGATGTCGCTCTCGTCCTGGACCTCGCTCAGGCCGCGGTAGGCGTTGTAGCGCGCCTCGACCCGCTCGATGAAGGCGTCGTGGTAGCGGCGCTCGCAGTCCTCGACCGCCTTCACTACCAGCTGGACGGCGTCAACGACCTCGCTTCCCGAATAGGCGGACGTCTCAGCCAAGCTGCCCGCCCGACTGCAGGGCGCGCGCGAGCGAGGTCATGTTTCCGCTCTGGCGGTCCTTCTGGTCCTTCGCCTTCAGCTTCACGACCGCGTGCAGCGCACTCGTCCCGGCGGCGCGATCGACCTCGTCGGGCTCCAGCTGCACGTAGGCGTGCAGCGCCTGCTCGGCCGCGTCGAGCGCGTCCATCGAGTTCTGGAAGCCCTGGTCGCCGCCGCCGTCGGGCGGCGGGCCAGCGCCGGGAGGGAGCCCGGCATCCGGAGGAGGAGCGAGGCCGGGCGGGAGGCCGGGAGGGAGGCCGGGAGGCCCCGCGCCGGGAGGTAGCCCCGGAGGACCAGCGCCAGGGGGCCCCGCGCCGGGAGGGCCTCCGCCCGCGCCCAGCGCCGAGACGAGATCCATGATCGAACTCATGCGCTCCTCCTCTTCTGCCAGGGGTAGGCGTAGACCGACCGCTTCGCCCTGCGCGTCACCTTGCGTTCATGGCGTCCGTACTGGCGGTACATCTCGAGCGCGATCCCGAACGCCAGCACGCGGTCGTCGTTCGCGCCGTCCTGGGCCCGCGGGCTCGGGAGCGTGTTCTGGCGGACGAAGGTGCGGCACTCCATCAGCAGCGAGCGGGGTAGCGCCGGGACGCTCTTCTCACGGATCGCCTGCTCGATCTGGTTGATCACCTGCGGCCTCGAGCGCGTGTTCATCGGGAAGCCGTAGGTCTGCATCTCCGGCGTGTCGGGCCGGTCGGCGAGCTTGTGCCGGTACAGACGCGGGTAGTGAGGGCGGCCACGGCGTCCGTCGCGAAGTGAGATCACAACGGGCTCGCCGTAGCCGCCGCCCATTTCTACCGCGAGCCGCGCATTGTTGAACCAGCGGCCGAGGAAGTGCAGCTGCTCCGCGTACTCGTCGGCGTCGAGGCGGCCGTAAAGCTCGGCGGCGAGGCCCATGTTGCTCAGGTCGATCACGTAGGCGCAGGAGTAGTCACGCCCGCGGCCGGTGGCGACGTCCGCGCCGATCGCGTAGTCGCGCTCGGGCTCGGGACGGGCGTAGACGCGCAGCCAGCCGTTCGACTGCTTGTGCAGCTTCGCCTTGCCGCCGCTGTGATCGGAGACGAAGCGGTAGCGCTCCTTCTCCTCGAGCACCGCGTGCTCCGAGTACCAGGCGAGCGCGTCCAGGTCGAACCAGCACTCGCCCGTGTTGATGAAGGCGTCCTCGGGGTTGAGCGGGTACTGCTCGGCCCGCATGTGCGAGGGGAGCGCGCGGGCGGTGTTCGCGTACCAGGCGTCGTCGCGGTCGGGGTGCAGCGACCAGGGCAGGAACTGGACGTCGATCCCGTACGACTCGGCGTTGACGTAGAGGTGGTGGAAGAAGTTGCCCTCGCCGGTCTTCTCGTTCGAGACGCCGTTGGCGGTGGAGATGACGAAGATCTGGCCGCCGTTGTCGGCGACCGAGAACATCGCCTTCCAGGAGTCGCCCGCGTACTCATGCCGCGAGTACTCGTCCAGCAGCACGACCGCGGCGACCTCGCCGTGACCGGCTCGCCGCGTCGAGGGGAGCCCGACAACCGAGGAGATCGTCCCGTCGGGGAAGGTCAACTCGATCAGGGTTGATGGTCGGGCTCCCCGCGCTGGTTTGGTCACCTCGGCCCCGAAGCGCAGGTGGTCCGGCAGTGACTCGAACATGTCGTAGGCGCGGTTGACGACCTTGATCGCCTCGTCCTCGTTGATCGAGACGATCAGGCCGCGCGTGCCCGGCTTGCTCAGCAGCTTCCAGAGCAGGTAGCCGACCGCGAGCCAGGTGATTCCCAGCTGCCTCGCCTTCAGGACGAGGTTGAGCGGGTGCTCGAGCCAGGCGTCGAGCGTCTGCCGCTGCCAGTACCAGCCCGCCTCGGAGTCGGAGAGCGTGAAGCCGAAGCGCTCGCCCGTCCTCGAGTCGAGGCAGACGACGTGGTCGAGCAGCCCGGCCGGGTGCTGCAACGCCTCGAGCCGCTGGCGCATGCGAATCGCGCGCTCGGCCTCGAAGGTCGCGAGTGTCTCCGGAGCTACTGTCATGCTCCTCCTGGATGAAGCAGCTGCCACTACTGCTGCTGGCCTTCGGCCTCGTCGGGACGGCCTTCACGATCGCCTTCGCGATCACTGGGCCGTGGTGGATGGCGTTCGCGAACGGACTACTGGCTGGCTTCCTGCTGACTCAGGCGCTGCTAGCGCAAGCCGCACATGCGAGACGTGTTCGGCCATGGCCCGAAGCCGCGGCCCGCCAGAACGGCTCGCATCCCAACCGCTAGCTGCACGAACGGGGGCCAGTGGTCGGCTGTCCCCCAGGCGCGGAGGAACTCGCCGCCGTAGGCGCGCTGGAAGCCCATGTCCATCTGCAGCCCACCCCAGAAGGGGGCGCTCGGGTCAGACCAGCTGCCCTCGTAGCGGTGGATGCAGAGCAGCGAGCGGGCCAGCGGCCCGGAAATCGCAGGACTCGACCGGTGCCCAAGAACGACGGTCTGCAGTCGTCGCAGCCGAGCCCCACGAGCGTTCGCGTCCTGACGAGCCTTGACCGCATGAGCGGCCCACCAGTCGGCGCTCTTGCCCTGATAGGAGTCTGCCGTCGTGACGGTGACGACGATCGGTTCGTTGTCGGCGGAGAGCGTGGTCGCGAGCAGTCCGCCCGCGACGAGTACTGCCGCGGAAACGAGCAGGATCTTCATGGTGTCCTCCTTGTTGAAGGGAGGCCCAGTGCAGGCCTGTTTCGTCAGCGGCTATCTGCGTCGCTTCTTCGCCTTTCGTTTCCGGGATTGGCCCGACTGCGAGAGCGCAATCGCGACCGCCTGTTTGCGGCTGCGAACGACGGGGCCGGTCTTGGAGCCGGAGTGCAGCGAGCCCCGCTTGAATTCGCTCATCACGGTGTGGACTTTCGCCTGCTTCGCGGCCTTCGTTCTCGGCTTCTTTCGCGCCACCTTTAGCCCGCCTCCTCGTCGTAGCCGCCGACGAAGGCGATGATCTTGTCGCTGTCATCGAAGACGGCGACTTTACGCCAGGTAGAGGGGCTGTAGTCCTGCTGCGCCCCGTAGACGGCGACGGCAATCGTGACGGCAGAGATGTTGTCGTAGCTGCCGCCGACCAGCGTCTTGCGTTCTCCCTGCTCATCGAGCGTGTAGCAGGAGAACGGATGCGTGGGCGCGGCTTCGACCGACATCAGCTGACCCAGTTGAAGCCGAAGAGCAGGAAGAGGATGAAGCAGACGGCGAGCACGAAGATCCAGAAGGTCGCCTGCGTCACGAAAGGCGGCATGAAATTCCTCCTCTCTCTAGGGTTCCTGCGGCGGCATATCCGGCTGGAATTGCCCCTGCTCGAGCGGGAACGGATTCGGCGGCAGGACGAGCTTGGGCTCGAGCGGCGGGTAGGGCCAGACGAGTACCGTCGGATCCTCGCCCGCACTCGGAAGGTCCCTGAGCGCCTGCCGGTAGCCGAGCCAGCCGGAGCGGTTCGCCTGCAGCGTCATCGCAAGCTCGGGCGGCAGGTCGGACGGCGGGCTGACCAGCCAGTCGCTGGCCGCAAGCGCGGCGTCGCGAGCGGCACGGACCTGCGCCCAGCCCTGTTCGAGCGCGACCTGTGCCGATTCGACTGCCGCTTGCTCTTGGGCCTGCTGTTCTGCACCTGTGAGCGGAACGACCTGCGGGACAGGCCAGACTCCCTCTATCGGCTCCTGCGAACAGTCGACAACGATGGCATCCATCAGTTCATCCCGTAGAGTTGCCCGCGACAGCCAGTCGCAAGATTCCCTGAGGCCAACTTCACGGTGATGCGGTTTATCGCGGCCGAATTGTTCCAATAACCCTCACCCACAAGGCCGCTGCTGTTGGCCGATGTGAATCCGATCATCGTGTACATTCCCACCCTGTTGAAACTTGTATCAGCGTAGTAAGGGAACAAGAACGAAACCACAGCAAACATCCCCGCCGCACTTCCGGAGTAAG